AGACATACTTAGGCGAAAAAATCCGTTAGCCCCTCTAATACTATAGTGTTTTTCTTTTTAGTGTTTGGGTTTGTCACTTCTAATGTATGTGTCAACTTAGGCATAGTCTCAAAGAATTTTTCAATCTTCTGAAACTGTGCTGATGTCAAAGATTCAACCCAATCTTTCAATTCTTTTTTAGTACATTCAGATGCTGCAAACATGTCCTTATCATTGTAAACCATATCAATACATGTAGCTATCATCTCAAATGATTTTTCTACAGCATCTTCATCACCCTGATTAAAGTTAGTTTCTATAAACTGACTGAGAGATGGATACTTCATCTTCACAGAATAACCATCTGCCAATTCAATATCTGTAACATGTTCATCAGATGATGACACTTCAATATTATCAATAAGGACTGTGATAGGAACTTCTGTCTTACCATCATCGCCACATGTTACTAAAAGTTCAATTGATTCACCGACAGATTTTCCACGAATATTTAAGAAAAGATATTCAATATCAAAACTAGGTAATTGATCAATCTTAATTCCCTTTGTTATAACACATTCTTTTAGAACTTGTTTAACAGCACTGGTTATTTGTTTTTGGTCTTCCGACTCAAGGGCAAGTATGAGAATTTTTTCTTCTCTTACCAAAAATGGTCTATACCTTATAGTTTTTCCATTTGAAGGTAATTTCAAGTCATACTCAGCCGTCGTAATTTTAGGTAAAGGCATAATAATTAATTATTCGTTATTATTTATCGGGTTAATTTGGAGCTTTATCTACAGTGGTTTCTGATGTTTGATTAGCGGTAACTAACTGTGTAGCACCCTTCTGTGGCACCGCTGGTGCAGCAATTCCCTGATTATTGACAATGTAATATCTATCATACGCAAACTCAACTGTAACCTGTATAATATTACCTGTTGAATAGTTAAGTGGTATGTCCTGTATGGATATAGGAAAAGCATTTACAAAGTTATAACTGATAGCATCAGGTTTAAATTCTTCGGGGTTTCCATCAGAACCTAGATTTCTTTCAAACTTGGTGATTGAAAGGTCTCTCTTGTAATCATGAGGATATCTAAATCTATGAAAAGCAAATCTTTCATCATTATTTGGATAACCGCCAGGATATCCTTGATTATGTTTGACTCCCTCCTGTGTGACATACAAAGGATTCATAAAGTTAATCCATTCTTGAAAGAGTTTTAAAGTTTTATAATCCTGAGATACAAAGAAAGTTAATGATATATCAGTATATTGTCTTTGTGTAGCAAATCTCTCTCTTACACCCTGTCTACTACCAATCTCCTGTACAACAGACATTGATACCCCAGGCAACATTGCTTCGTTACATAGTAATTCATATACTTCTTTTTGTCCATTGTCTAATAACCCACAAGATGTAAACCACTTACTAAGGTCATTAGCAACCTTTTCTTTTTGATACACACTATTTGATGCCGAATCTAAAGTAACTGGAAAGGAATCAACAGGTTCCGCACCATCCTGTGCCAAGTCCATCTGAACTTTAAAAAAGTTAGATAAGGCAGGAGCTCCTAATGCTGATCTAAAATCATCTAAAGTTTTTACTAATTTATTATCGCTAAAATAACTGTTCTGTTGTCTGGCCATCTAAATAAATTTATGACTTACCATACTATGTATATGGCTTATCAGGGAAAATTTAAACCAAAGAGACCCAAAAAATATAAAGGTGACCCTACTCAGATCGTTTATAGATCTTTATGGGAGAAGAAATTCATGGAATACTGTGATTTAACTGAGAGTGTAGACCAATGGCAATCTGAGGAGTTCTGGATACCATATAAGAATCCATTGGATAATAGGACTCATAGATACTTTCCAGATTTTTTTATTAAGTATAAGGATAAAACAGGTGCTAAAAGATCTATGGTTATTGAAGTAAAACCAAAGAGACAATGTAAGGAACCTGTAAGAAATCCTAAAAGAAAATCTCAATCATGGTATTATGAAGTTAAAACATGGGTAGTAAACCAAGCAAAGTGGAAGGCAGCACAGAACTATTGTGCTGATAGAAAGTATGAATTTAAAATTATGACAGAAGACGATTTAGGTATTTCACATGATCGCAGACGATATTAAAGAAGCCACCCAAGGCGAACTGCAACCTGATGCATGGTATGTGGGTCAACTAGAACAAGCATTGTCAGCAGTTCAAAAAAGAGATGCCAGTGCGATTGACACTCAGGGTGTAAGAATGGGTGATCTAGTATTCTTTGGATATAATCCACAAAATGCACAAAATTATGAGTTTTGGGACGTTCAACCCTTAGCCGTAGTGATGGGATTCTATGAGGAAGGATTTCTTGGATGTAACCTACATTACATAAATCCAGATTATCGAGATGTAATTGCCTCGAGCTTACTAAATACCAAAGGAGAGTCTCCTGTACCTAAGAATAGTATCCACAAATACCTGTGGTCTAACATGAGAACTATATTTAAAGTTCCCAAAGAAGAAGACTGGGCCGCTATCTCCTTACTTCCCACCGAACAATTCATAGATAAGAACGGTGTGAGGTTTCCTAAGTACAAGGCATTTAATTATCGCAACCAGAAAAGAAGGAAGAAATGACCGCAACACCTATCGCAAATTCAGAATTTGGTGACGAAATAAATCCAAATGTTGAAATATCTCAACAGGATTCGGAAGGTAATGTCAGAAATTATAAAGTATTTTACTCAGACACTGGTGGAACAACTGTTCGTGCGGTTGATGCTAATGGTCAGTTATTACAGAACGTAGAACCAATATACAAAGATGGAGTGTGGGATCAATCCAAACTAACAGAAGGAACAGCATCATCATTTTCTAAAGATGATCAACTAAGAATTCATCAAGCGATACAAACATCTACAAAAGATCATATCAGTGCTACTGCTCCTGGCTTAGCAAAACCAAAATGGACTACTCAAACTGGATATTCTAATGGAATACCATCTGATCAAGATGCTCAACAATTACTACTAGAGAATAAGATAAAGAATGCTAATAATGGTAGAGAAAGGCAGATGTATAAAAATAAGTTGAGAAATTATAATAAGAGTAAAACTAATCAAGGTAATAACCCAGGCATAGCTGCAGGCGGTACTGCCACTGGACAAGGCCAGAGAGCGATGGGTGCAATACAAAAAGCATATGATGGTGCAGAGGAAGCAGATACATTATTCAAAAAGATAGTAAAGTATCCTATGGATATGTCCAATAGTATGGATCATATGTTTATACAATGTTACTCATACCGAGCACCTTATGCAGCCGCACTTGATGGTAAGACTGGAGATGGATTGTTAAGAAAAAATAGATCAAGTGCCTTTGCCTTCGGTTCAGAGAGAACAACACCATATAAGAGAAAACTAGGTGCTGGTATCAAACTACCAATGCCAAATAATATGACAGATGGAAACCCAAGAAACTGGGGTGAAGATACTATGGATGCTGGTCAGATGGGTGCAGTTCAAAATAAAAGTAAAAATGCTTTATTAAGTTTCTTTGGTGACTTTGGTGGTTATGGAGCAACTATGTCAAAAATGTCCATGCAGACAGAAATGTTAACTCAGGAATCTACCAGAGGAATGGTATTTGCAAACAAGATTGCTCAGTTGGCAAGTGATGTTGGATTTGGTGATGTAAGTTCAGAACAAATTCTTTCTAGAAGTGTAGGTGTAGTTGCAAACTCAAATACAGAATTATTGTTTGCTGGTGTGTCTCTGAGGAGTTTTGAATATCAATGGTTAATGAGTCCAAGAAATAGATTAGAGGCAGCAAACGTAAGGATGATCATTCGTGCATTTAAACAATGGTCTGCTCCTAAAAAAATTAGAAAGATAGACAATGGAGAGTTATCAAACGTAGGTAAAGCTGGTGGCCCATCATTTTTCTTAGGAACTCCAAATATATTCAGACTAAGATTCGTTACTGGTGGAAATAGAAATATTCTTGGTGTAAATAAATTTAAGTCATGTGCATTGACTAATGTAGATCTTAACTATACACCAGAGGGTCAATGGATGGCATATGAAAATGGTATGCCTATATCAGTAATGATGACTCTTAGATTTCAAGAACTAGAACCTGTGTATGATACAGATTATAGTCCAGATGCTGCTGGTACTAGAGGATATGATGAATCCACTGAGGAAGGTAAACTTGGAGACTTGATGCCGATAAGTATTATCAAACAAAACAGTCCATACTCAACAGATGTAGGTTACTAAAATGTCAAAAGGTTATTTTTCATACTTTCCAGATATAAATTATGTCTCTAGGACTGCCGATAGGTCTTCTAATGATGAGTTTATCCCTGTCAAGAATATTTTTAGAAGACCAAAACTTCGTGATGATCTTGAAAATATTCTTACAGCGTTTGAAGATTATATGATTATTGGTGATGATAGACCAGAACAAGTATCTCAAAAAGTATATGGCGATCCTAGATTTGATTGGGTTATTTTAACAACAAATAATATTACCAAAATTCAAGATCAATGGCCATTAAATTCTAATGACTTTCAAAGATATATCTACGATAAGTATGGCACTGAGGAAAAATTATCCGAGATTCATCATTATGTTACTGAATTATTATTAGATGATAATTCTAGAGTGGTTGTACCAGAGGGATTAGTTGTAGATTCTAACTTTAATAGTAGATACCTAGAAAGAAACTTTGATAGACAAGAAGAAGTTACTTATAGTGGTAGTGTCATGGGTAACTTGTCTAGTGTTGATAATGCTGGTACAGTTAAAGATTCTAGTGGTAACATAATATCACATACCAATGTATTTTCCGTTAGTAACTATGAATTTGAAGAGAATGAAAATGATGCCAAAAGGAGGATAAGAATATTACAACCTCAGTTCTTAGAAGTTGCAGTATCTGACATGAATCAGATAATGAAATATAAGAAGTCTGGTGATTATATCAGTAGTAGATTGAAAGGAGCATATAACCCAAGACTTAGTGGGCAATAAAAAAAGGGGTCGTGAGACCCCTTTCTTAATGTTTACTCTTCAGCGAGTTTTTGAAAATAACTCAGTGCGTCATCTTCATCTTCCGTGGTTTCCGTTGCAGCAGCAGAGAGATTAGATATCTGATCTAGTTCTGCTTGTGATGGACGTTTTCCTTCACTTAGATCTTCTAAGTCTTCTGTATCAATTTGAGGTGTGACTACTTTCTTAGCACCAAGAACTGAATCTAAACGTGCTTTAAGTTCATCATAACTCTTGAACTGATCAGGAGCAGTAAACTCACTTAGATCATAGATCTTATCATAGATTGCTTCTAGTGCAGTATCGTCATCTAGTAATGCTTCTACCTTACCAAACTCAGAACTATCATAGTTCCAGAACCCTGCAACCTGTTTGATCTTTAACTTAAAGTTTGCACCTTTCCAGAAATCAAATGGATTGATTGGTTCTTCATCTTCAAACTCTGGTTGCATTGAAGCAGTGATCTTATCAAAGATCTTCTTACCAAACTTATAAAGTTTGACTTGTCCTTCGTTCTCAGGATTAGTTGAATCTTTTACAACATAGACATTGGCATAGTAAGAAAGTTTACGTTTCTGTTTACGAGCAATATCTTTATCAGACTCTTTACCACTATTCCATAGGGTGCGGTTAAGTTGTCCTACAGGATCATCTTTACCAAGTGTGGTTAAAGAGTTTTCAATATACCAACCACCTGGCCCTTGGAAGGCATGACTCCATACTTGAGTCCATGGCAGTTCAGCATTGGCGTGTGCAGGGAGGAATCGAATGATAGCGAATCCATTACCAGCCTTATCTACAGCTGGTTTCCACAACCTTTCATCAGTATTACTTCCACCTTTTTCGTTGAGTTTCTCAACTTTTTTCATCAATCTCTCTGTAAGAGAGCCTGCTTTAGATTGTTTCTTTAATGCAGCAAATGACATTTAGTATTCTCCGTATTTTTGTATTGTTGGATTGTTTGTATTATAACAGATAATGATGTCTGTGTCAATTAGAAGGTAAATCATTTTCTAATTTCTCTAGCGTTTCCGATAGAGTTTCAAAAAACTGACTTATGTTCTGTCCATCTTTTAATCCTAGAAACTTTGCAGATTCTAAGATTTGTTTTTTCATTTCAAGGGCGTCAGGATCTTCTGTCTCTAAATGCAATCGAAACATAAAGTTTCTTTGCTTTTCGAGAAGTTGTCTCATTTTTGCAATATACAGATGTCCCTCTTCAGTAGTAGGATTTCTCATACCTCTGACAGCGATACCTGTCATAATATCTTCTTGTAACTCCTGTATCTCGGCCATTGCGGCTCTGGTTGCAGGGGCGTTGAAAAACTTGCTCATTATAACTCCTGTCCTGTATCTATTTAGGTGATTTAGCTACCCACATCGGTAGGTATATCAGGGTAAATGCACTACCCCAGAAGGCGAGAAAAACGTATAAATGACTACCTCTGTGAGGTGAAAATGCAAACCCTAAGGCTACAACAATCACCCAAACGTAGTCTACTATACCATGAAAGGTTTGCCACCCATCACCATATTTTTTTATAAGATTTTCTCTCTGTTCGGCCGCCCAAGGCGAGACATGCCTCATCATCACAAATCCCTCATTGAGAAACATGATGGTGAACCCTA